TATGTTAAATTAAAAAATGTGGAATTTAGGGTTAGGAGTGGCGGAAAGGAAATGGTTAGAACAAAAAAACAAAAAAATGTCCATGCTTTTGTGATTGGAACCTTGTTGGATTATTGTGAATATCCTTGTGAAAATTTACCTGAAGAACCTTTTGGTGAGGTGGTTACATATAATCCTTACAAACATGATAGTTTCGTCATCAAATCAACAGACCAACCTGTCTTTAACGCAAACTTGGTGGAAATGATAAACTCCAAAAATAAAATTTTTATTGTAGAAAATTGATTTAAGATAAAGAATATAAGAATTTAACTGAATTTAATCATGGCACAAATAGGATATAAAAGGGCAAATATAGGAAATCTTTTGGTGACTGTTCCTAACGGTTTTAAAAAAACAACACCATTTGCGGTGGTTTTTTGTGGTCTACACAATACTCACGGTGAATGGATGGAGAAAAAAGTTCCTCAAGAATTGTTAAGACTAAAACCATTTGTTTTTGCTCCTTGGGAATCGACAATAGATTCAATAAAAGAATCTATACCTGGAATTAAAATAAGTTCAATCTCTGGTTACTCAAAAGGTGGAATAAGAGCTTACCCGGCACTGTCTATGGGTTTCAATTTCGTCGGTTTAATAGACCCCTCTATTGAAGGAAATTATATCGATGTTGTAGTTCCCAAAAACGCAAATTTTGTTTTAGCCTACCAAAGCACAAGGGAATGGGGAGTGTCTACATTGAAATATGCAATAAATAAATTAAAAAATATAAATCCAAATGCTATTTATGCGGTAAATATAGGACATTCTGAGTTTCCTGAATACTTCTTTAAAACTTTTGGAGATAGATTATAATATTATGCCATTCCCAAAACAAATAAAAAAATCTTTGCCACTTGTCCCACCAAAAACTTTGTTGGCTAGAAGGGAACAATTAAAAGATTATATAAATAAAGATGGAACTTATCTTCCTAAATCAGTTTTACATGCGGATTTAGATAGAGGAATGTTAGATTTTGTGAGAGATGATTTGAGATTAGTTGTTACAGGAAAGTTAGTTCCTATGGTTGATATATTAATAACAACTCAAAGTTGGACTCAGTTTACAGAAACTTGGAACTTTGTAGACCAAGACTTCAACGTTAAACCTCCATTCATAACTGTAGTTAGAAATCCCGATGTAAAATATGGTACTAATCCATCATTACAATATACAATACCTAATAGGAAAGAGTTCTATTATGCATCTGTTCCTACTTGGAATGGTAATCAGGAAGGTATGGACATTTATAAAATACCACAACCTGTTCCTGTAGACATTACTTATAACGTAAGAATTATTTGTAATAGGATGAGAGAATTAAATCAATTCAATAAGATTGTGTTACAGAAGTTTTCTTCTCGTCAGGCATATACTTTTATCAAAGGTCAATATGTTCCAATCATTATGAATTCTGTTGCTGACGAAAGTGTGATGGATTTAGATAAAAGAAAATATTATGTTCAAAACTACGATTTCACAATGTTAGGATATTTGATTGATGAAGATGAATTTGAGGTTAAACCTGCAATCTCAAGAATATTACAAGTAATGGAAGTTAGTAACACAACAACAAGACCAAAAGTAAAACCTTTGGAACCTGATAATCCCAATACTTTCAAACAAGATTTTCTTTTTGTTACAGGTAATACAGTTTTGAATGACGTAATGGATTATAGAGTGAATATGTCTCCTGAATCGTCTATCAATGTTGATAGTTACGACATATATATCAATGATGAATTTTACGGTTCAGATGTAAATGAAATTTTAATTAATACTAACGACATACTTAGAGTGGAAATTACAAAAATAGATATTACAAAAGAATCTAAGATTGTGTTTTTGAATAAGTTAGTTTAGTCTTCTCCGTATATATCTTTTTTTTCTTTACATTTTTCATATATAAGTTGTTCTAAAAACTTATATATTTTAATCCCTTTTTTGTCGCAATACTTCTTTAGAAGGGTGTGAGCGTCCTTGGATATTTTAATGTTCTTTATTGGGTTACTATATATACTAGCCATAAAAGATAAAAAAGGTAGAAAACTTTCTTACTAAATACAAATAGATTGGCAAAAGTCAAGTTTTTTGGTGTTCATACTAATATTTATGAATAAAAATAAATCTTTAATAGAAACCAATAATAATGGCAACAGCTCAAGTTAATCAGAAAGTGTTTGTTTCTCCTGGAGTGTATACTTCAGAAACAGACTTGTCTTTTGTGGCACAGAGTGTGGGTGTTACAACATTGGGTTTAGTAGGTGAGACCATCAAGGGTCCTGCTTTCGAACCAATTTTTATAACAAACTACGACGAATTTCAGGCGTTTTTCGGTGGTACTGAACCAACTAAATTTCAAGGAACTCAAATTCCAAAATATGAAGCGGCATATATTGCTAAATCATATCTTCAACAGTCTAACCAACTTTTTGTCACAAGGATATTGGGTTTATCAGGTTATGATGCTGGTCCTTCTTGGACAATAACAGCAATAGCAAACGTTGACCCTGCTTCTATTAATTTTTCAACTATTGGTGGTACTCCTTGGACTTGTACTTTTACAGGTAATGCAACTGGTAATACTATTGAACTGACAGGTTCACTACCTGCTCAAGTTCAATCTCTTCTGAATGTTCAATACAAACTAAACGATGGTTCTGTATCGACTTTCAATCAAGACTTTTCTGTCTTCTTGGGTCAGTTTTTAGATACACCAGCATCAACTGCGACAACCGCGATAGTTTATGGTTCAATTCTTGATACTGATTATGATAGTTTATCTGGTTCTTACACAAACTTAACAAATGTGTTTGGTGTAAATTCTATGGACTTTACATTAAATGACTTATCAAACTCTGATAATTATCCATGGTTATATGCTAACTTTGATAATTATTCGGGAGACAACTACTCAGGTTTTTCATTTGATTATGTTGTTAGTTCTTTGACTAATGATGGTGGTTCTAATTTTACAGGAACTATCTCAGGAAATGTTTATAACTACTCAGGTACCGCTTACGAGGATTACAATAATTTAGTTTTAGCAACCCTTCGTTCAAGAGGTATTTCTTTATATGATTCGTCAAATCACGGTCCACAATATCAGGTTACTGGTACTTCAGACGTTACGATGGTTTGTACTGGTTCATATTCTGGTGTTAGTAGTGACCCTTATGGAACATTCCTAATTTCGGGTGTTACTGTTGATTCCGATACATTCTCATTCGAGACTTCTTTTTCTTCTACAAGTAGCAAATATATGACAAAAGTATTTGGTGTTTCGAATTTTGACAAATCAAGATTTGAAGTTCCTTTATTTGTTGAGGAAATCTATCCTGTTGAAATGAATGAATTATACGACAAGGGATATATTAAAGGATTGAATTGTGCGATGGTTGATTTACCGGCAGCAGTATCTTTCAATTCTGATTCAATCGCTTGGAATTTGGAAAAATATCAAAGTCCTATCACTCCTTTCTTGGTTTCTGAATTAAGAGGTAATAAGGTATACAAACTTTTCAGATTCATGTCTATCTCTGATGGAACAAATGCAAATACAGAAATAAAAGTATCCATTGCAAACATTTCTTTCTCAAACTTGTCGTTCGACGTGTTAGTTAGAAGTTTCTTTGATACTGACCAAAATCCGGTTGTCATAGAAAAATTCACAAATTGTACTATGGACCCAGCATCAAATAGTTTCATCGGTAAAAAGATTGGTTCATTTGATGGTGAATATCCTTTGGTTTCAAAATATATCATGGTAGAAGTTTCGGCTGAAGCTCCAATAGACGCGTTACCTTGTGGTTTCTACGGTTATGACCAAAGAATATATGATTCAACAGTAAACAAATCTCCAATTCCAATTTATAAAACAAAGTATGATTTCCCTGGTGAAGTAATTTATAACCCACCATTTGGTATTTCAGCTTTCGGCGCATCAATTGATGAATCTAACGGAGATAATGTTAGAAGGACTTATTTAGGTTTCTCAACTAAAATTGGTACTGACGTTTCTTTCTTACAATATAAAGGTAAGAGAAATCCTTCAGCTGCTACTTGGGGAGTTGCAACAGATTCTGACCCATGGAATTACCTAACACAAGGTTTCCACATGGACTCAGGTGCAACAGTTGTGACTATCGGTCCTGAATATGTTACTAGTGGTGAAACAGCATTTGCTTGTGGAGACGCAGAATTCAGAGCGGACCCTGAAACACAAGAAAATCCTTATTATTTCATTTACTCAAGGAAATTTACAATATGTTTCGCGGGTGGTTTTGATGGTTGGGATATATACAGAGAATATCGTACAAACGAAGACAGATATAGATTGGGAGCGGCAGGTTATTTAGCGGGAGCGGCACCTTCTTCAAGGTACCCAACAGCTACAGGTGAAGGTATGTTCAAGAGAATAATGGTTGAGAAGAATACTCAAGACTTTGCAAATACTGACTACTACGCATATCTTCTCGGTATTTTGACTTTCTCTAATCCTGAATCTACAAATATAAATGTTTTCGCAACATCAAGTATCGATTATGTTAATAATCCGAAACTTGTGGAAGAGTCAATCAACATGATTCAATTCTCAAGAGCTGACTCGGTTTACATTTGTACTACACCTGACTATCCAATGTATACAACAGAATCAAACAATCCTGACTTAATTATTTATCCACAGGAAGCTGTTGATAATTTAGACAACACAGGAATTGATTCAAACTACACGGCAACTTACTACCCTTGGATTCTTGTTAGAGATACAGTAAATAATACACAAATTTATCTTCCACCAACAGGTGAAGTTTGTAGAAACTTAGCATTAACAGATAATATCGCATTCCCTTGGTTCGCATCAGCGGGTTACACAAGAGGTCTTGTAAATTCTGTTAAAGCGAGAGTTAAACTAACACAAGAAGATAGAGATACTTTATATCAAGGTAGAATTAACCCTATCGCAACTTTCTCTGATGTTGGAACTGTAATTTGGGGTAATAAAACT